TATATAATTTACCACGATCAAAGGTTGGTGCTAAATCTGAAACTGAAGCTGATGAACTTATACAATCCTTTTTTGATTTATCTGTTATTGATAAAAATCCTGTAAATACTGCAAAATCATTAGTTAGAGCTATGATTAAGGCTTCTATAAAAAAACTTATTTGTGCAGTTGATTACACAGGAATAGAAAACCGAGGTCTTGCATGGGTTGCACAAGATGAAAAGACTTTACAGTTATTCAGAGATAACCTTGACCAGTATATTGATATGGCTGTTGATTTATATAGAATACCTTATGAAGATGTTGATAGTCAACAACGATACTTTGGTAAGCAATTGGTTCTTGGTTGTGGATATGGCCTCGGTTGGAAAGGATTTATAGGTTATGCTGAAGCAAATGATTTATTAGTCACCCCTACAGAGGCACAAGATGCAGTTAATGCATGGAGAACAAAATACCATTTAATTGTTAAATTATGGTATAAGTGCAGAAATGCTGCATTGAATGCCATAACTTACCCAGGTAAAGCTTTTAAAGTATCATATGTTTCTTATAAAGTGGTTCATGATAGAAATAAAACTCGATGGCTACAATTAACTTTACCTTCTGGTAGATGTATGTATTACAATAAACCACTTATTCAAGATGGTAAGTTTGGGCCTGAACCTACTGCATTTGGCATAAATCCATATACTAAAAAATGGATGAGGCTAAAGATAATTCCTGGAAGACTTGTTGAAAATATTATTCAGGGTTTGTCTAGAGATCTTTTATTTTATGCTGAAGAAAAATTAGAAAATAAAGGATATACAATTATTGGTTCAGTTTATGATGAAATAATTCTTGAAGTTCTCAAAAATTGTAATAGAAAAGAAACTCTTGAAACCATTTTTAAAATCATATGTGAAGGGCCCCCTTGGGCAAAAGGTCTTCCTTTAAACTCGGAAGGTTTTATAGAAAAAAGGTATCGCAAAGGTTAAGGAGGTAAGTATGTCAAGATTATACCAAATTTCAATGTCTGATGGAATATCTTATATAACTCGTGAGAAAGATGAACATGAGTTTTATAAGCAAAAATTTTATAAAGTGAAAGGTGGTTGTATAGTTGTTGTAAGACCTGGTGAACAAATAAGTTTATTTGATTTATCAAAAAATGAACATGTTGGTGTGCCTACTATTTCGTCTAGTAACATAGTTAGAACTCAAAAAGTAATAAAAGGATCTGGTTTAGAAGAACTTTACTTAAAAACTGTTTCTAATATACAAATTATTAAGGGAGGTAACAATGGACTTGGAGGAATTTAAAAACTCACAAATTGAAAAAGAAATCAACGGTTTAACTCGTTATGAAATGTGTAGATTAGTTAGGTTTGCTCTTTCTGGACATAAATATTTTGATAGAAGCAAGCCTTACTATGAGTTATTTAGGAAACGACTTAAAAAACTTGGGGGTTTTACTCCTGAAATTTCTAGAAGTTTAGGGTGGTAAATATGCTAGAAAAAGATGTAGAAAAGTATTTAGTTAGAAGAGTTACATGGCTTAAAGGTAAGGCTTATAAATTTTCATCTCCTTCCAATAGATCTGTTCCTGATCGGCTTTGCTGTTTGCCATATGGCAAAATAAAGCTTGTTGAATGCAAAGCTACAGGTAAGAAACCAACACCTTTACAAGCTAAAACTATAAAAGATTTGAGGGATTTAGGTAATGAAGTATTTGTTGTGGATTCAAAAGAAAAAGTTGACATATTGATAAGTACATGGCTGGAGGAACTAAATGATTGAAGAAGAGTTTTATGATTTACACCATAAACAGTTATATAAACCTGATCACCATTATGCTTCTAAAGGAAAAGGCTATGTATATGAGTATAGATTAGAAGTTGAAGAAGCTATTGGTAGGTATTTAATACCAAAAGAGAAGGTACACCACCACTATAATGCTGATGGATCAGTTACTTTAGTTTTGTGTCCAAATACTATTTACCACAGTTTATTACATATACGTGAAGAAGCTTTAAGGTTTTGTGGGCATGCTAACTGGAGAAAATGTAAGTTTTGTAAGCAGTATGATGATCCCAAAGATTTAGTTATTAATAACTGGTGTAATTATCATAAATCATGTAGGAGTGCCTATAGAAAAAAGGAGGAAATCAATGATATCAAGTGATAATGCTTATGATTTATTTGTTAGAATTGCTAATACTAGTGGGTCAACTAAACAATCACTTCTAAAGCAGTATAATGTTGAAAGATATTTACTCGCTGCTTATGATCCTTTTACTATGTATTATCTGACTAAATGTTTTAAAGGCCGAGGTCATAAAGAGTTCAGTACACTTACTTGGACTATATTAGCTGCATTATTTACTCGTAAATTATCAGGGGATGAGGCTAAGGCTATTGTTAACATCCATACAATGGAAATGACAGAAAAATCAAGTAATTTGTTTCGCATGATTTTAAACAAAGACTTAAGAATGGGTATGGGTCCAATAACCATTAATAAAGTTTTTCCAGAACTTATACCAAGACATCCGATAATGCGTGCAAAGCTATTTGAAAAAGGACGAGCCCAATACCCTTGTTTTGGTGAACCAAAATATCACGGTAATCGAGCAGTCTTTGACTCTAAAAAGCAGAAATTTTTATCCAGATCAGGTCATGACATTAAAGGGTTAGAACACCTTATAGAAGCAATGCCTGGATATGGTATTGATTATGATGGTGAATTACGAATACATGAAATGACTTTTCAAAAGTCAAATGGACAAATAAATGATAATAATCCTTCACCCAATGCTCAATACCATATCTTTGCTATATATGACTCTGGCAATCAGTACTTTGAGGATCGCTTAATACTTGAAGATTTATCCTTTGAACATCCTTTTATACATGTAATGCCAAGTGAAGTTATTAATAATTATGAAGAAGCTATTAAGTACTACAGTACTTGTGTAAAACTTAGTAAGCAGTATAAATACAAAATGTTTGATGGATGTATTCTTAAAACTTTAAGGCATACATACCAAGATAAACGATCTTATGATTGGATGAAGATTAAAGATGAAGATAGTATATCCCTCAAAGTTATTGGCATTTATGAGGGAACGAAAGGAAAACAGTTTGAAGGTCAACTTGGTGGGGTATATGTTATTCATAAGAGTGTGGTAGTTAAAGTAGGTGGAGGTTTTGATAATGCAGACCGTAAAAAGTATTATGAGAATCCTGAATTAATCGTTGGCAAGATTATTGATGTTTTGTACCAGGAAGTAACAGACGGTGGGAGTTTACGTGATCCTATTTTTGATGGTATAAGATATGACAAAGAAGAGGAGGATAAATAATGAAAGGAATTGACGTAGTTAGAAGACAATATATCACTGAAAATGAATTATCAGAATTACTAAACGTGGATACCAAAAGAATCCGCGATCTCCGCAGTGGCCACACAACCGGTAAACGAGAGTTTATTAACCATATTAAGCCCACTAAGAAAAGTGTCTTATATAGCCTCGCGGATGTTTTTAAATATCTGGAGAATCAAAAAGTTTTCTCTTTTGGTAAGGATCAAAATTTAAGTAGAGAAAAAAATATAAACGATAATGAGGACAATTACGGACACTTCTAACCCTTTAAACGACCTTAAACGTTCAAAAAATTGGAACCTATATTAGACTATATCTTAATTTTTGGACATTATAAAGATCTTATAAGATCATAAACGAATCCAGTACGGGAGGTAAAATATTTGCTAAAATTACATCAGTACCAAGAGGATGCAATAAAATTTGGACTAAAGAACAAAGCTGTTTACTTTGCTTTGGACTTAGGACTTGGTAAAACTGCAGTAACTTTAAAAATAATAGAACAGCTCAAACAGAAAGCCATCGTATTTGCACCTCTAAGAGTAATCCATAATACTTGGCCTGAGGAAATTGAGAAATGGACACCAAAATTGACCTATGATATTGTTCATGGTTTGGACAAAGAAAATGTTTTAAAAAGATCAAAAGCAGATATACTGCTTATAAATTATGATGGACTAAAATGGTTTGCCAAAGAAGTTCTTAAATCTCGTATAAGATGGCAGAAGAAAATATTAATTCTTGATGAATCATCAATGATTAAATCGCCAACTACTTTAAGATTTAAGTTACTCAAGAAAATGATGCCACTATGGAGTGATTATAGATTTTGCTTATCTGCCACTCCAGCACCAAATGGCTATCATGAGTTGTGGACACAATACTATATGTTAGATAAGGGTGAGGCTTTATCATCAGTATTCTATAAATTTCGTAATGAATACTTTCATTACAGTGGACCGCCGTTGTATAAAACTACTATATATAAAGGATCACATGAACGGATACAAGATAAAATAAAACCAATAACTTATAGGTTAGACGCTAATGACTATTTAAAAATGCCAAAAACTATTTATAATGATATTTCTTTGGTATTACCAGAAGGGATGCGAAGGAAGTATAAAGAACTTGAGGATAATTTTTTCTTGAGTTTTACTGGTGCAGATGCAACAGCTTTTAATGCTGCAGCACTTTCTATGAAATTACGACAGTTTATTCAAGGAGCAGTATATACTGACCAAAAAGATGGTAGTTTTTATCCATTACACCAAATAAAAGTGGATGCTCTTAAAGAGCTATTAGAAACATCTGCAGGCCAACCAATACTATGCCCTATACAGTTTAAATTTGAATTGAAAATAATACGTGAGTTTATTGATAAATCTATTCCATGTATAGCTGGAGGAACAACTAATAAAGAAGCTAACAGTCTTATAAAAGCATGGAATGAAAGTAAGCTTCCTTTACTGTTGTGCCATCCAGCAAGTTTGGGACATGGTGTTAACTTACAAGCTGGTGGGCATATAATGTTATGGTTTGGGCTTACTTGGAGTTTAGAGCATTACCAGCAATTAAACGGCCGTTTGATTAGGCAAGGGCAAAAAAATGCAAGTGTAGTCATAAACCATTTAATAATGAAAAACACTGTTGATGAAAGAGTTGTTACAGTACTGAAAGATAAAAATGCTACACAATCTAAACTATTGAATGCTTTAAAACGTTAGGATGGGTAATCCTAGGCGTGTGGGGTTTTTATTTCTTTTCTACCATCCGTTGTTCGTCTTTTCTTGCAGATCCTCTGCTAGATCCATGAAAATATGCCATTGCTGCGATTGTTAAAGTCCCAGAACCAAGCATAGTATAGACTAAACTCTTATTAGCCTCAGGTATAGCTACATGGAATAAAGTTCCCAAGACCCCAACAAATGCTGTTAATAACAAATAAGCTAAGATGTCGGGGGTTATATCTTTTGTTTCCATTTGACGTTTTCTTGCTGAAGCAGCATCTTCATAGTCGAGTTTAATTATATCAATATTCAATTTTTTCAACTCAACCTTAAATTCTTGGTCTTTCGCTTTCATAGCTGCTAATATTTCGGGCGTAGCACTTTGTAAAGCAACTGACAATTCTTCTTCAGTCCCATTACTTTTACCAAGAATAGCTTCACTGAGTGCTCTAACACCCATTCCAGCAAGGGGACCACCCAAAGCTGTAGCTATTGTCGGTGCTACTACTTTTACTATTGATTGCCAATCAAAATTCATTACATTACCTCCTTAGTAAGACCACAAACCAACTGGATTCTGTCTTATATTATCGCCCAAGTGGATGAATGTTTTAGCTACTCCAATTCTTTTAATGCCAGATACTATTGCTGCTGATACTACTTTTAATCTTTGATGAGATCCAACCACTTTTACATCTATTCCCTCCCCAGTTAAGTGATCGGATGTCTCCGTACCGCCCTCATGCTTATTCCACTCCTTGCACCTACAGCCAGAGCTGACTATAAAGGCCATCTGTGCCTCAGTTCTGGCAAATTCAACTTTCCACATGAAGGTCTCTTTCATGTTCATAAGGCCGCAGCCACATTTACACTCAAGATTCTCTGGTTTAAAGTGAGTGAGTTCCCATTTCATTTTCCCATCACCTCTTTAATAGCATCTATGATGTCTGCCTTTGTTATTTGCTTACTTTCTATCCGTTCTACTGTCTCTTCAATATTGTCTATCTTGACCTGCATGACAGCAATATCTTGAGTATTTGTTACTACTTTTTCTTTTTCCTTTGCATCGGCATTTAATCCATAAACAGTAAAATACCCCACCGAGCCAATAATTCCAAGAGTAACTGACAATAAGACCATTTTACTGACTTTCTTATTTATCATGCCTATTAAAGTTTCTCTGCATTTTGGCTCTGAACATTCCATTATCATCTCCAGTTCAGTTCAATTCAGTTCAATTCAGTTCAGGTTATCGACGCTCCGGCAGTCCGCTCTATCCTTTTTTAGTCGAATAAAATCTCATCCCTGACATCCGGTTCTGCCCCAATAAATGTTTCCTTTTCAATTTCGTTCATGATCCACCTGTTTGTAATAAATTATCCGGCATTGTCTTTTCCTTTATGGATTCACACCACCAAGACTTACACCCCACAACCTTAGCTGTGGGGGTGAAATCGGAGTATCGCCTGTTGTTAAAAATTGTCCGACAACACCAAGGGCGGTTTCGGTTCCGTCACCATTTTTTGCCTTTACCTGTGCATCGTAAGTTGTGGCTTGGTTAAGTCCCGATAGTGTAAGTGCTTGCATCGCAGCGTCAGTCATCCACGCTTCGCTTGCCCCTGCTGCACCACCTGCCTGTACCCACTTGGTGTTCCAATCAGTATCGGGTGGGGTTGCGGCTGTAATTTGCATAGCGAACAAGGTGATGGGGGTTGCTGTTGGGTTGCCGTTCTCGTTATTTGCATTTACATCCACTGTAGTATCTGCAAGACCGTTAAATGTCGGTGCGCCTGGAACAGCGGCAAGGGTGTAGGCATATGCCAAAGCGGATGCCGTACCTGTGTTCGGAATTGAATCCCTTAATTGACAAGTGTAACAATATTTCTGGTTTGTTTGAAGTGTGCCATCTGTAAATGTATAGTCCTCCACTGTCCATGTCTGGTCTGAAATACCCGTACCGAAATCGGCATCAGTACCGCAGGAATCTGCATCGGGATCTCCGGCCATTTGAATTGAAATAGTATTCACATCACTTCCGGTAGATACTGTCATAGATATTGTGGAGGTGCTTGCTCCAGCCGGAACAGATACCCATGTGCACGGATCAGGGGTTGGTTTTGTCGTATCACCCGCTGCCGATGTATTATTTGTCATTGTTTTATAACCCACAACTGTCATTTCTTCACTGGCGCTGTTTATGATAGCTCCATCAGTACCATTGAACCACAATTTGCATACATCCCCTTCTGAAATAGTCCCGTCAACAGTAAATGTCCAAGTTGCGCCCGAACCTGAGGGATTGTTTAGTGGGATCTCTGTGAAAATATCCTCACCTATTGTAACGTATAGATCACCGTTTGTGTACCCACCGAAAGAAACTGTTTCCGACCATGTAATACTAATGGGTGATCCGGCTGCAGGAATGGTTGGAGTTCCGGTGATGTAGGGTCTGTCGTAGGCATAGGCGATATCTTTGGTGCTTCCTATAAAATTCTCAGTTCCCGAATCACTCACTTCCCAAAAGTTTTGATAACCAGCACGGAACTGGCCTGGTACGGTGTTATTATAAGCGGTGTTGCCTGTCGATACAATGAGTGATTGAGAAATCTGGGTGCATCCAGCCTTTGCCCAGTTAATATAAGAAACATTAAGAGCGTCATAACTTGTGTTATGTCGAACAAGGTTATAGAAAGACGGGCCTTGGGCACAATAACCAGTAACACTGGTTGCTGGCTTAAGCCCATTTATAACTGTACGAATATTAACCTCACCACCATCATTGTCTCCATCCGCATCCTCTCCCTCATTATACTCAACCACATTACCAACAGCCAGACCGTAAAGATAAATATCATCTTCTGGATCACCACCCCTCGTGTTGACAGTGTTAAATCCAATATAATTATTTAGGTATGGAGCTATTATAACAATTTTATCATCTGCTGATGCCGATGAAACGGTTTCGGCAAAGGTGAATGTGTCTTGGGAGTGAACAGTTATCTGATAAACCTTACCCATGAGAGAACCACTGATAAACCCCATATAAAAATCGGTGTAACCATTTACGGCGCTTCCCCCACCATCCCATCCAGCACTCTTGAGTACCACAGTGTTGGCGTCTGGGGTTGACTCTACAAGGTCATACTCCATACCACCAGAATCGGTGGCGGAATCTGTCATGTCAAAACTGAACCCTTCTTCAAGGTATGAATAGATGGTATTTCCAGCAATGATATTGTCTTCTATAAATCCTGGTTCGCCCCCCCCATTCTGGCTTCTCCCTAAATGTACCGCTATAGAAACCTTACCACCAGTAAGCTCATTCCCGATTATCTTATTACGCTTGCCCCCCCTAATTGAAATGTTGTGGCCACCCGCATCGGTAGTGGAAACAATTGTATTAAAGGCTATAACCGAATCATTAGTCCAAGGAAGCGATATGGCGGATTGGGAGTTTTTAGCAAAAGCATTATCTTCTATCTGCAAACCTGTGGATAGTGTTCCAACCCCGCTATGAATACCCAATACACAGTCAGTAAATACCATCTTTTCGATACGAACATAACTTATTCCATCTAAATCAATTTTATTAGCACCTCCTGTTGTTCCTTGGGTCCCGCCAGTACAAGTACCATCATAAGTTGCAAGATGCCCGGCTGTACCGTTATCCGGTGGAATAATATTTGTTGTAAATGTCCCGCACAAATTAACTGTATCGTCATCAAGTGCAGCAAAAACTCCGGTTCCCGCATTGTGGTAGGCGATACTTGCACGATTGGCATAGTCACCGCCAAGACCGTTTCCAGCACCGGATTGATCTACGAAATAAGTCGCACCGAAAATGGGAAAAGGGAACACCAAACAAAATAGAAGTGTATAAAGTATAGTTGTATATAGTATTTTTTTCATTTTGCATACACCGTAAAATCGCCATCGTCTTCAGCGTCAGGCACGTATTCGTCTGCATATGGAATCGCCGCATCCCATGTCCACGAACCCCGCCCCATTTGAATTAAATCCAAACTTCTTTCGTCATCATAAGACCAGCGCCAATAATTAGTACCATCTTCTTCTGGATTATCGGTCAGGTCGGCATCTGTATCAATAAAAATAGTAAGTGGATATTCTGTACCGGAAGTCAGATTCACGCATGGCGAGAAAGTAAATGGGCCGACTGATGCACCAACACCAAGACCCTGTATGGTAGCCCCTGCAACTGCCGCCGATGTTCCAATAATAGCATCTACATCATTATTTCCATCAATTGTGAAAATTCTCATGTGATAATTATTGCCCGTTGGATCACCCGCCTCCTGTTCATTTATAGCGTAAACCTCACACACACATCTATTTGCTGTAGGTTTGTAAATATAACCAGCAAAATCACCATTAGCAGTTCTTCCAATAGACACCCCCTGATCTCTGGTGACAGAGGGGGAATAGACTGCGGCACAGACAGCAGTATTTTTCCCACCAGCAGGCACAATTGTTCCCATCCAAGAATATACAGTGAGCGGAATAAGTAGAATTAAAACTATAAGCAATATATATTTTCTCATATCAACTCCTAATCAGCAGGTGTCCATGTGCCATTTTCACTCATTACAGACCAATGGGCTACATCACCAGTAAAATCTGTTACAACTAAGCAAATCATACTTCCAGCTACAGCCGTACTCGCTATAAGCTCTCCGGCGGTTTCAAGGCCACCATCGTCCATAGTGTCACGAATCATGTCTTCGTCATCAGGGTCAATGGTCGTAATAGCTGCAGTAGACTGATACACACACACAGACCATCCAGTTCCGTCAGCAGCATCTATATCATCTAATACCCATGTGTCATTATCGTCAGCATAAATGATTGAGTTCATTTCAGCTTTTGTAATAGTGTTATTCACAGCATCATCACCGACAGGTATTCTACCACTTATGGTTCCTGTAGTTGCAAGATTAAGTGCGCTGAAATCTATTGCAGTACCACCACCAGGAGATGTAACCGTAATCGTTCCAGGGGTTGAGAAATCCCACTGTAAATCCTCGCCTGTACCAGCGTCGCCCCATATCCAAGTCTCGGCATCTGAGTCCCAATATCCAACTTGTATTTCACTTCCCGCAAACATCGCTTCAATGGTATAAGAACCATTTTCTGCTCCGTCAGCACCGGACAGAAAGTTTCCCCCTGCCCTTGAAATTTCTTTGTCTGTACCTGGGCAGTCCGAATCAAGGTTTGTTGCATATGGTGTAGCTTGAGCATCCATATTCATAGACGCAACATTATCTATTGCCCCGCCTATAATTGTAACATCGGTATCCTGTAATATGTATCCAGTGCCATTGAAGGTTGCGACAGAGTTGTCTGTGCTATAAGTGGCATCGCCTGTAGTTTTAAGGGCAAACTGTGCCTGAATAGGGCTTGTCACATCCGACATATGAGTTAATACAGCATCGGTAACTGTTGCCGCTGCACCGTATGTAACAGCCTTGAGATTTGCGGAGAAACTTCCAATGGGTACGATAAAATCTATTTGTCCATCTGCAACGACATCTAAGATAGAATCGTCATCAGCGAATATATACATCCCAGAGTCATGGAATTGGAGTCTGTTATCAAGTGGAACCGTGATAGGTTCTGCCCAATTGATATGGATAGAACCTACGGAATCATCAGTAAGACCACCACTAGATTCCCAAGTTAAACCACCAGCACCGTCTGTCTGTAGCTGTTCGCCGGCATCCCCATTGTCAGTAGGCCAATTATAAACAATTCCGTCTATGGATAATGTTGCGTTTATTTGATTTACACCTTCATAAATTGTGCCGCCAGTAGTCAATACTCCATCTCCGATTATATTATTTCCATGGGCATAACTTGTACCAGCAGAGAAAAGAGCCCAATCACCATCACCATCAGTAGTAGTTACATTAATAAAATTGCTATTATAATAGGCGGTATCCCCGGCACCTGTATAAACTCCACACATTTCACCAGCAGCTCCAACAGCATTTATTATGTTTTCATTAACATAGTTAATGTTGGCATGGGCATAAACTGAATATCCTATACTGCCACCAGTATGTTCTGAATCGGTGGTAATTGTGTTCTGTACTGCATACAGAATACCGCCAGCGCCAGCAGCATGAGCAATAACAGAAGTCATGTATGCACCGACAGAATCTTGATCTAGAACAATCGTATTCCCTCTACATTCAAACTTATGAGCAGCAGAGTTCCAAATTGCATATACACCACCATCCCCTGTTTGAGTAACTGTAATTCGATTGTTTAGAAGTGCAAAATTCCCATCATCAATATTAATGCCGTATAACCCAAAGCTCTCACCCGCCTTATTTTCAACATCAATAATACAGTTTTCGACTATATTATAATCATCTGCATCATTGTTGTTTGAGAAAATAACCTCGTCACCGGTAGCGGTTGCTGCTGATAATGTTACCGTAAACCCATCAAGAGTACATCCAGATGTTGTACCAAGGGAAACAGTAGTACCAGCTGCCTGAGTAATAATAGTGTTTTCAGCAGAACCTTGTGATCTTAGTGTTATGTTGTCATGGGGAAATACAACTGCTTCATTGTAAGTTCCTTCTGCAACAAGAACTGTGTCCCATGCATCTGCAGCATTCATAGCCGCACCAATGGTTGTGTATTCAGAGGTAGGGCAAACAAGAAGAATGTTATCACAAAACCCCCCAGGGAATACCCAGTCACCACCGGGTGTTGGAGCAGGACCACAAATAGCAAATGATGTTACTGGTAAACACAGACTTAATAGAACAATAAATATAGATAATATTCGCTTCACAATTTTACCTATCTCCTTTCAAAAGTTAAACGGACAGTGAATGCACCTGTAGCAGCTCCCTGGTCGATTACTTTTAGTGTCAATTGACTCCTAATAGTAGGAAAATAATTGACATGAAGGCCAGCTCTTGAGAGGTATAAACTCGGATAACACGCCCGTTTTAAAGTAGCATTAATTATATTTAATCCCGCATAGGGAGTTGTACTACCGTCTATACACCCCAAAAGATCTAGGCCATCAGCATCAAGAATAAATATACTTGCTGCATCTGGTGCTACTCCATCTGCTGTAGGAAATACTTCCACCCATGTCAAACACCAACCTTTAACTTTCTCGAAATTGGCCCATGTCATTTCTTCATTGTCTGGAGTTCCGACACCTAAATATGTGAGTGTCCGAGTGGGATTAGAATTTAATCTATCTTCCCCTACATCCACAATTGATCCTTGAGTAATACTTGCTCCAAACACTCCTGTTGGAAATATCAATAAAAGCAATGACATAATAATAATTAATCTTTTCATTCTAATCTCCTTTATATTTTTTACCAAGTTTCATCCCCAATTAATTCCCAGTCTAGCCTTCTATACATAATTGTCAATGCCCCTGTATCCCCATTAGCAATCGTTCCAATAGTAACACTATCATTATCATCGACAGTTAAATCAAAAGCTCCTCCACCTGTTCTCACAATTTTATAAGTTAGTCCCTCAAATACATTTGTGCCATTGACTTCATGTTCTGGCAAAGTAACAACTTTTGCACCAGTTAAAGCAGATTCAAACATCTGAACCTGCTCATCACCCACCGCAATAGTAAGATCAGCATCACCATTATCTGCTGATATTGAGGGCCTGTTCCAATCCTCAACAGATACAACTCCGGCATTTCCAGTCGATTCAATATTGGTTAAGTAAAACTCCTCTATATTATGAATGGTGCCTATTACAATTCTCGTTAGGGTATCAAGTCCGTATGATATCCATGCGTCACCATCAGTAAGAGTAATTCCATAACAATCTATACTCTTGATGTCTAATTTACTTAAAGTACCACCACGACCCCGTAAAAATGAAAAGTATCCACCAACCGCAACTATATTAATTTCTGCGGTTGTAAGTCTAAGAGCCTCGATGCTCATATTTGTATTTGAAAAGTCAAAAAAACTATCGTCAGTTACTGCATATGTAGCTCCTTCAACCTTGAATGATCCGATACTTCCAGATGTGGAACCTGATGTCACAAGTGCCGTGGCTCCGTTATCTATAAGATTGATTTCTATATTATCTAATTGCAAAGGATTTACGCCTTGAAATCGAAAAATAGGTTGTGCGTTTTCTATTGAACTAGCATCAACATAAATATGGTTAGCAGAAATATTAGGTTTTCCTATCGAAGTTGTTGCGTGCATGTCAATGACTGGACCGGTGCAGGTTGAGTTGTGCCAAAGATGGTCAAATGAACAGCCCCAAACAGTAAGAGGATTTCCTGCCATTTCTAATCCTATACCTTTATAAACATTGTCAAATTGACATCTTCTGACCTGGAAATTATAATAAGTACAATTACTACCAGTAAAGTAAATAGCAACTGATTCACTTTCTGTAGAGGTTTGTTGTGTATCATATTGAAAATAGAAATCTGAAATTTCAAATGTGTGAGTAAGAGTTGTTGTAAATTTAAAAATAGGAGTGTCGCTTGTGTATTGCTTTATAAACGTACCACCCTGACTTTGACCATGAATTTTAAAACCATTATACTGAACGAAAATAATTTCAGAGGTTATTTTATATGTGCCATCTGGAAAAAGAAGATCTCCACCAGTTGTTGATAAGCAAGCTACAACAGCAGCCTGGATTTCTGCTGTGTCATCATTAGTATCATCACCTAGTGCTCCCCACCATCTCACATTGCCTTGTTCTATTGCTCCCGTTCCAAAAACAATAGTAATACTTGAACCAAATACTTGATATAAGCCAACATCTAACGGTCCATTTATGGTCAATGTCCCAGCACCATTAAGAATAACACCATCTTCAATTATAATGTTGAAGTTATCAGTAATAGCGGTGTTCGTCGTGAAAGTATAGGTGGTGGTCGCTGCTCCAGAATCGTGAGAAAAATATATTGTAGCATTGGTAACTGCACCAACAGTTGCTAAAATATCGGTAATTGTTTCACCACCACCAACAACACCTTGGTCTGCTTCTGTAGCATCAGGATAGTAGTAATTTCCAGTAACTAAATATTTTTCATAAGCAGTAGATGGAACATAATATACTTGAACACTCGAACTGTTTAACACGGCTAATGAGTAATCACCCTCAACAAGAAGTACAACCGACTCTCCAAGATATGTTGGCACTCCACCTGCGTTTGTGCGAATGGGCTGGGCAACTGCAACTATAGTTCCATCTTCCTGCTGCACACTTAGAGTTTTTTGATTTGCCACAATTGTTGGGTCAAGGTCCGGAGTACCGACGTAAATGTAAGCAAGCGCAAGTGGCTTACCTTTAGCTGTTTGTGGATAATATCCCGGCGACAATTCGACTATATTTAAAGCATATGCAAACTGTGCCAAAAAGAAAAATACTATTAAGTATAAAAGTGTTTTAATGGACCTTTTCATATTTTACCTCTCTTTTTTAATTCTTCAAAAGCTTTTTTAGCAGGTTCAGACAAT